TCTTAGCTGTCTTTGCTGATTGTTTAAATGCCATAACAGTAGGTGCACCTTTACTTCCTACCTTACGCATCTTCTCACCTGAGCCAGCTTTAATTCTAGCTTTCTTAGCTGCAATGTTAGCGTATAGACCTGGCTTATTTGCCACGTTTAGCAGCCTTTTTCATAGGTTTAGCTGTCATAGCTTTACCTGTTTTCTTTGCGTATGATTTAGCTTCTTTCTTACCTTTTTCTGTGTAAGCAAACTTCATTTTTCCGACCATTGGCATAATTATTTCCTTTTCTTTTTAGACATACCGCTAACTGATAAAGCTATTGCGGTGGCTTGTTTAGGGTTTGACACTTTTTTTGATGACTTACCTACGTTTAAAGTTCCTGCACCAAATTCTTTAAATACTTTTTTCATCTTTGCCATCTTGCCTGCTTTTGTCTTGGGTGTTGACTTCATTATCTTTCCTTAACTTAATAAATCTATGGTCATGTCTACAATCGTTGCACAAAGAATACTCGGTGAAGTCAAAAGGTTCACCGCATTGTTCGCAAATTGATAGTTTCATATAAAAGAAAAAGCCCAACCACGGAGAGAGTGCAGTCAGGCTTTTGTAAAATCACGTTTCTTTGAGACAGGAGTTATCCAACAAACAGTATTATAGCATGCCTATTAAGATATGTGCAACAAGATTATGCGTTTATTCGTCTTTCTGCTATTGTCAGTAAATTATCATAAGCCATCTCTAATTGCCAGTAAAAGGCTAGTGGTGGTTTAGCTCCTAAGTATTTAGCATAGATAGCGTCTTGTTGTCCTTGTTCTAAGCTATGCACAATAGCGTGTATGGTTCTAATATTACTCATATCTTGAGCAGAACACATCTCTTCAAATGCTTCTGAAGTTGACTCGCCTCCTGATGACATGCCTATGCTTTTAGACGGATAACCTAACTTATGATTATCAGACTTCATCCATAAAGCCCAGTCTTCTATAATAGACAATAAGCGTTCCATACTAATCATATTGTGTTAGCGTATAAGCTACGCTTTGACCATAAGTTTCTTGTGTAGTTCTTTGCTGAAGATTGTGTTTAGCATCATCTGCATTATGACTAATAACACCTTTTATCTGGTCTTCTGTAAAGTTTGCTGTGTGTCCAAATATAGCTTGTAGTGGATGTGGTTGTGGAATGTAATAATTCATAAGTCTAGTGTTATTGTCTTTATATGCGTGTAATAACCCTTCTGTTCTCATATCACTAAGTGTATTTTTTACAGTATGATAGTTTGCTTCTAAATGTTCGGCTATTTCTTTTATAGTTCTAGGTTCTTTAATGTAATCTAAAATTTTTTGTTTATATATCACGATACATCCTTAATTTTACAATGCCATTTACGCTTATCATCTTGATGCCATCCATGTACATGAATAGTCCATCCTGCTTCACGAACTGGACCTACGTTTTCATGGTCACCTATCTTCTTTACTCTAGCTGACATATTTGTTGCTGTGGTTGTTTGCACAGCTAATGTTTCTTTTCCTTTTAAGGCTAGTATATCTATAAAACCAAACAGGTCTTGCCTTGTCTTACTCCAATTATTCCAATGCTCTGTAATCCAACATGTATATCCTTCTTCTCGTAGCTTAGCCAAACTCAATTGAGTAGGTGATTTAGTTGCCATCAAATTGACTTTCGTTAGGTTTAGATATTCCGTCTTTAAATCTTTTCTCTACATCACCGGTGGACTTATTAAGTTCGTATTCATAAGCGTGTGGTGATACGTCATCACTATTCTTTTTCTTTTTAAATATCTTATCCCAGTTGTCTTGTGCTTCTTGTTCAGAAATTAACAATGGTCTTCTTCCAGAACCTTTACCCATTACTTTACTCCTAAATGTCCGTTAGCAAATAGCCAACCTATAGTTTTTCTATGTGCTTCTTCCCATGCTGCTATTCTATCATGTTTATCTAACATCTTGTCATTATCTATCATGTGGTGGCATTGATGACATAAAAAAGCTATGCGATAATCATGAGATTTAATTCCTGTGCCTTTGCCATCTCTTAGTTGATTAGAGTGTGCAGCAACAACTGTTCCGTCTTGCATAGAACACATCATACATGATGCACCATCTGCTAATTTAAGTAGTTTTGCGTTTCTGTAATTCATTACACACCTTTGTCATCCAGTTAATTAAATCATCAGGAGTATACTCACGTTCATATTGAGTGCATCTTGATGTATTTGGTACTTGACCTGTCATAGATTTTAATGGAACACCATCTCTTTTAGGTATTGCAGGTAAATCTTTATAGTCAATACCACAAATATATAAATGAGTTGGTTTACTTGCAACATGACCAAAATCATATTGATTAATTAATATTGTAAATCCTCCAAATTCATCAGGAAATTCATTTGGCTTAGGAAGACTTGCTTCTTTCCATAATTTACTTCCAGCAGGGTGTTCTAATATACCACCATTAAGTCTTACTTGTGCTAAAGAATAATATGCTAATTGCTTTTCATCTGGTCTTGGATTAGCCATATGAGATAACATACCCCATGCTCTACATGGTGGATGTGCTATAACAGGATAATTTTTACAATATGTTCTAGCATCTCTGTGAATATCATATACATCATATCCATCAAGTTCTTTATAACGACTATCATCTCTTGCAAAAAGTACAGCTATCATTGGTGATTAAATAATTTAATAATGACTTTATTAAACCATCTTCTTATCAAATAACTTCTAATAATAGATATTAATGTAAATATAAGACCAATTTGAATTGATTGATTAATAGTAATATTAAATCCAAATAATGGAAGTATGTATATATTAGCAATAAAGTTAATTAAAAATCCTATAATAACATTTACTACTGATTCAATAAATGAATTTAGTCTATTTTGCATAATAATTCATGTTTAAAATAAGTCGTGATTAGGAATGTTATTAACTTCAATTACAGGTTGATTCATAGTTCGTGTAGGACAATCTTTGTATTCAAAACTAGCTGTCTCTCTGTTCTTAGATGTTGAGCCTTTAAGAATGCCTTTGCTTTCACCAACTTTACCTAACTTTCTTGTTAGCTTCCAATCTTTTTCTCTGCTTAAACTATTAATAAAACTTAAAGCTCCTGTAGTAAGTAACACTCTAAAATCTTGTTTGTAGTATATCTCAGATACAGCATTTAAAAATTGCTTACCAATTCCTATGCCTTGAAAGTCTGGTAATACTACCATTCTATGTATCTTTTTAAAGTTGCAACACTTAGGGTGTGGAAAGTGAGTAATTGCTGCAAACGCTATAGGAAATCCTTTATAGTCTAAAGCATAACAATGACTGCCTCTTAATATTTCATGTGTTAAATAGTGATAGTTAGCAAATGATTTCCATTCGTCAACTGACGCTGTTCTAAGTTGAAATGTAAGTTTTGGTCTTTGCCAAAGTAACCCCCTGTTAAAACTCTTTGCATTAGTATCAAATATCCAATCAGGCTGTAACCATTCAATTATATCACTATGACATGATACAGCAATAAATTTATAGTTATTCTTTCTAATAAAGTTACTTACAGCTAGTGAAGTGACTTTAGCTACGTCTCTATCAACAACGCTAGTAAACTCATCAAAGATAACTGTATCATTTTTCTCTAATAACAATCGTGCTAAATCTACACGCATTTTTTGACCATTAGATAATAGATGATATGGTTTTAACCAATTTAATGGACTTGAGAAACCTACTTTAGTAAGTGACTCAATAATCTTTTCACTTGACAAACTTACATCAAAGTTATCTACAATTGATTTTGATTCGTCCCATTTATGTTCTTTAAACAAGTAAAAGTCTTTAAACTTTTCTTTAGCTATTGTTGTTTTACCTGTTCCACTTTGACCAACAATCAATCCAATATTCCAATCAAAGTTTGTTTCAAAGTTAACCATAAACTCATCTACAATTTCATCAAAACTAATGTCATACATCTTGCATATAAAATTGTTTCGTTCTGTTTTGTCAAACTTTGTTTTTTTAGTAATTACTGTCATCTTTTCTTGCACTTCAAATAAATCATTCATAGCTCTCTCCTAGTTAATAATCCCAACCCCAACCCATGGTTTGACCAAATATCTCAATTTGATGTTGATATTCTGTCATCTCACTTGTTGTAAGTTTTGTTGTTGACTTAATAAGCTCTACTGGCATGCCAGCTATTTCGGTTTGATAACGTAAAAATTTGTAACCCATAAGTTCATGTATACGGTCTTTTTCAATACCTAAGTGTTGACTTAAACTTGTATACAGTTCCCAAAGACGTTCATTTTGTTCTAAGCTGCGATTAAGTTTTGCATCTGTAACTGTAACTCTCCAACGCTTACTAAAATCTAGTTCTTTTAATTTGTGAATTAAATTCTCTAAATTGTCTTTTGTCAAATTCCACCTTAACATCATCTCTCCATCCTTTCGTTTTAAATACTTGTCCATCTTTAGATACAGCTTTATATTGTATATCATCTCCAAACAGCTTTTTACATTCTTTTATAAACTCGTTTATTGTCATGGGGCTTCTCTATAACATAAAGTTTTTTGACTAAACCAAAAGTTAAATGAACCTTCCCATTGACCATTACGATTCTTTTGCACAAACACTTTTGCATCAGGAATAATCTTAAGCTCATCATCTGAAGTTTTACCTTCTTCAACTAGCTTTTCCTTATAACGATTTCTCCATACACAAATAATATTATCGCAGAGGTTCCGAATATGGCTAGAACCCATGATATTAGTTGCGTCAGGTATCTCAGTTTCGTCTTTCATTTTTCTTGTGTGTGCCACTAAAAAAATTTGAACTTGCAGGTCTCTGGCAGTTACAGCCAGTCTGTCTGCAAAGAGTTTTTGTTTTTCTAAAGAC